GATTCCTCTACGTCTCGTGGGCTCGGAGATGTGTATAAGAGACAGGCAAAATGGCAGGGCTATGACGCTGACGGCAACCCAATTGTAAAAGATGGAGATCAGACTAAAGTTGTTAGAGGGATTGGCGACACGGGATTAGTTAGAGGGCAGAGAGTAATCCTTGACGATGCAGGTAGCATTGAATATAAAAGAAGGCGGCAGGAGGAGGAAAAACAACTTGACAAGAAAAGAAAAAGGGTAACTCAGCCTAGAAGGTTAAAGGTAAGAGATAATTTAATATCTGTAATTCCAGTCATTGAAGAGGAAAATCGTTATGAAGAGCTGCCTGCTTTTGAGATTCCTAGTCCAGGATTTTATGTTTGCACTTATTCAACACTCAGGTCATCGGAGGCATACACCGCGTTCGCTGACGTACTTACATCTATTACTGCAGGTTTAGCCGATTACTCTGTAAGTCAAACTGACAGTGTACCGAGTTATACAAATCAGGCGACTGGTGGAACAACCTGGAGGATTAGCGTTGGTGCGATTGCAGTAGCCTCTCGTAGCGCAGGAGGGCAAGATGGTACAGCATCTGCAAGTCTTAGCGGTCTTGGAATCAATTTGAGCGGCAGTTGTACAGGAGATCAACGGATAGGCGACGCGGCTATTGATATTAGAGAAACAACTGCTGGTGGTGATTTTGACTATGAACTAGATGGATCAAATTTAGCTCTTGTTATTAATATTCTTGGAGGCAACGCAGGGGCTGATACAGATTGCATGCACATCACTTTCCCAAGAGCTGTTTGGTATTATCAGATTTTAAATGACCCGGAAGATGAGACATTAACACGTATTAGAGAAATAAATTTAAATGATCTCGTTCCTAATCAAGTATTTGAAAGTAAATTAGTGCATAATTTCACTGCAAGAGAAGGAAACAATGCTTTTGTATATAGCATTTGGTATGTAACTGATGTTGACATGACGCAGACTGAGACAACTGTTGATATAGATAATGGAGATGAAAGAGAAATCAGAATGTTTGTCGGCAAACGAACTCGGTATGTCGTTCATGCAAGGCTAAACATTGCTACTGGTGAAATTGAAACTAAAGTAAACGAAAGCCCGAATACCGGAGACTTCAGAGGTGCTCCTTTTAATGACATTATTGAATATCCAAATAATGCAAATTCAAACGGGCAATGGCTAATAGAAGCTAGAGCTAGAGGGGATGCAAGTGGTGGTGTTGGCTCTTTCGGTTTTGGTACTTTAATCGCATTTGCAGCGATTGCAGGTGCAAGTATTGAAGACGATCTAGCAACGAGCTTCTTTAATCCAGAGGCTGTCTGGAGAGAGTCCTATGATGGCGATTGGATCAATGCTTATAGTGACGTAATATGGAATAATGCTGCTTTTAGTAATATTACAGATCAAGATCTTGCTGATTTCCTCCTCTCTTCTTACAAGCAGGGTAAATTTTACAGAGGCTGGGATTCTTTAATGACATTAAAGCCAGGTGTTCTTCCGGCTGAGTTTATTGAATGGGATCCTACTGGTGATCCGTTTGAGGGTAATGCGAGACCCGATGGGGACTGGCACGACATTGAAAACTTGCAAGCCCGAATTGAATTGTCAGGAACAGCTATAGAATACGCAAATTATTTTGATGGCTCTCAAGCAAACACTCCTGATGATTTTACGCAATGGCGGACTTGGACTGGTGTTGATCTTAATGGTGTAGAGGAAGAAAGACTAGGCCCAAATTTTGCCACACCTGATAATGTAAACGAGACAGGAACACCACGAGGTGACAGACTCCGTGACCATGTCTGGTTCTCATTTGTTCCTCCGTCGGCATAATCGCTAAGGAATACTAGTTCAGCGTTTTTAAGCCTGTGGTACTGCAAATCCGGCGAGGAACTGCTGCTGATGTAGCGTCGGAAAGCTTTGTGCCTGCCATGGGTGAGCCATTATGGCTTACGGATGAAGATAATTTATATATTGGCGATGGTGCGACGCAGGGCGGTAATTTAGTCGGTGGAGCTAGTGATTTAAATGAACTAAGCTCGGTAACTTTAACATCAGAATCAATTGCGACGATTGAAAGTTATTCCGTCGCCACCAATGTTGCTACGATTGATACTAGTACAAACCATGGTTATTCTGTCGGGCTGATTGTTACAATTTCAAATTCTTCAGTAGCAGCTTTAGATGGTACCCATACAATTTTGAGCACCCCGATAGGTAGTCAATTTACCTTTTCGTTAACAACTGCAGACGTTGCTTCAACTGCTGCTACGGGAACTGTAACGCCTTCTATTCCTGATGGCAATATTTTAGCTTACAATGCAACCACCGAAGTTTGGGAGGATGTTGCTCCTAATACAAATCTTGAGATTGTCAATGATGTCACACCACAACTTGGCGGGAATCTAGACACAAACGGCAATAATATTGTAAGTGCTGGCAGTAACGATATTGCGTTTGATCCTGCAACCGGTCAAAATGTTGTTTTTAGAGGAAATGCTACTGATGGATCTGGTCGGATTGTTTTAAATTGTGAGGAAAACACTCATGCTATTACTCTCCAGGGTCCAGCTCACGCTGCTGCTGCCAATTATACGTTAACTTTTCCTACTACTGATGGAGACGCTGATCAGTATTTGATCACTGATGGAAGTGGCGCTCTTTCTTGGCAGACACCTACAACTGAATTACTGTATACACGCTTTCAATATAATTCTATTACTCCAACGTCAACTGCTGCTGGATCGCAGTTATTAGGATTAGATGGAACGGTTGGCACTTGGTCAGAAATCACTTTCGCCAACAATGCGACCAACGGAACAAATATTGGATCTGCAGATTTTAATCCAACTCTTACGGGTATTGATGTAACAGACGGAATTTTCAGTGAATTTCCTGTCGGCGTTTACAGGATTGATGCTGCGGTGCAGCTTACGATTGACAATTTAGCGACAAATAGTTATTTGAATTACAATCATCAAATTCAAGCTCGTAATGGTCCAGGTACTATTATTTCTTCTGTCGCACAAAACTTTAATTTTACGACCACCGGCACTGCTCCAGGCTCAGCAGTTACTCAAGATGTGAATTTGTCATTAGTTGTACACCTTGAAAATGCAACAACTTCTTCAAATGATATTAGGATCATCTTGGATCAAGATCAAGGTACGGATTACTTCTGTAGTCTTGCATCTGTAACATTTACGAAGATAGCTTGATAGGAACACTAGCGCGTTAATCCAGGGAGTGTCCGAAGAAAACACCAAAGTCTCTGAGATGGAGGCTGGCGGCCAAGATCTTGCGCCTCAAGCGAGTGCTGATGAGAAATCTCAGTACAGCCCTGATGAGGTGGCTAATCTTGTGAAAGCTTTGCGTTCTGAACGCGAGGCTCGCAAGACCTATGAACGTCAGTTTAAAGAGAAGGAGCAGCAACTTCTCAAACTTAAAGACGTTGATCTTGACCGGTATCAACAGCTTGAAGCGGATGCAGCCCGTGCCGCCGAGATTGAATCCCGTTATGGCGAGACTATCCAGGCTATTGAGGAGAAGTACGGTCGCCAAACTGCGGAAGCGGAGAGCAAGGCGAAACAGGCAGAGACTCAGATTAACGAGTTCAAAAAACGTTATGCACTTGAAAAAGTGTTTATTTCTGCTGGCGGACGACCTGATGCTGCTGACGGCGTATCGTTCTTTGATATGTTTGCTGAGCAAATGAGTGCTCGGTTCCGTCAAGAGCCTAACGGTACGATTACCGTAGTGGATCAACAAGGCGATCCGATCCTTGATAGCGAGTCCGGCAAGCGTATTTCACCTGAAGACTTTGTCGCCAGCTTTAAAACCCACCCCATCTATGGCACTTTCTTCAAAGGTGTCAAAGGTTCTGGCGCTGGTTTGAATTACGCTGGAACTGATGCGAATGGTTTACCAGTAGAGGATCTTTCGCAATTATCGCGTGAAGAATTATTCATGCGAGCGTTCGGTTGATCAGAAGCCCCGAAAGGGGCTTTTTTATTGGGAAGAATAGAAGTTTCGGAATTATATGTTAGAAAGCACCCGGTTTTGACTGGCCGTGATGGTTAGCAGGCAGGGTGTTCCGAGTTAGAGCGTGATGCTCTGGACACGTTTCACCTTTCCTTTTGTTAACCACAGGAGTTAATTTCCAATGGCCCTTAATCTTTCCGAGGCTAAAAAGCACTCTCGGAACCCCCAGGAACTGGCGATCGTTACCGAATTAGCCGCTGGTCCTCTGCTGAGCGTCCTCCCTTTCCGTGAAATCCAAGGCAACGGCCTGTTCTGGAAGCGTGAGGAGAGCCTCGGTGACGTGGGTTTCCGTAACTACAACGCTAACTACACCGAGAGCTACGCTGAAGTCAGCCAACAATCTGAAAGCCTCCGCCTGTTCGGTGGTGACATCAAGGTTGACAAGGCTATCATTGATCTGGAAGGCCCTGAGGCTCGTGCTTATCAGGTGCAGTCCAAGACTCGCGCAATGCGTCTGTCTTGGGAATCGCTGTTCATCAACGGTGACTCCAACCAATCTCCTTCCGAGTTTGACGGTCTGGCTGCTCGCATGCCTGCAGCTGACTTTGCAACCAACTCTCAGGTGATCCGCAACGCTGCTTCCGCTGCTACTCTTGACCTTGGCGCTCTTGACGAAGCCATTGATGCTGTTGACGCCCAGGGCGGCACCAAGTATCTGGTGATGTCTAAGTCTGCACGTCGTGCTCTGACCACCAAGGCTCGTGCTTCTGCTCAGATTGATATCGCTCGTAACGAGTTCGGCTACCAGCAAATGGTGTATGCCGGCCTGCCCGTGATTGAACTGGATCGCGACCATCAGAATGCTGCCATTCTTGATGCTACCCCTGCTGACCAGTCCATCTACGTCGTTACTTTCGGCAACGATCTGCTGACCGGCATCCAGAACGGTGGTGTTCAGGTCCGTCAACTGGGCGAGTCCTTCACGACTCCTCAGGAAGTCACCCGTGTTGAGTGGTATTGCGGCTTGGCTCTGGTCAATGGTCGCGCTGCTGCTCGCCTGACCAACGTTAACGCTACTGTCTGATCTTAGTAGGCTTAACTAGCGAGATAAGAAAAGGGGGCTTCGGCCCTCTTTTTTTTGTGTAATTGGGAACCTAATACAGAACCAGACGCTAACCGTTGAGCGTAGGTTTGTAGTTTTTCCTTTTAGTATCATGGCTGCACGTTCTACGGGGATGTTCCCCCGCGAAAAGTTTGACATTGACGCCAACATGATCGTCACCACGAGTGACGCTGATCCTGGTGTTACCCTGTCCAACATCAAGACCATCCGCGTTGGTCTCGTTAACACGACCATCACTGGTAACGCTACCGTTGTGTTCAACATCGGTGGTCAAGACGTGACCTTCACCGCTAACGACTTTGACGAGAACGGCACCGCTATTGCCCATCTGCGTGGTGCTCTTTGCGATGCTGACAACCTGGCTAAGTACACCGCTACTGCTGGTACCGGTACTGTGTCTGTCGGCACTGCCTTCCTGGACATGGTTGACAACGTCGGCTGATAAATAAGCCTACGGAATAATAAGGGTGGCTAAGGTCACCCTTTTTTGTTATGCATTTACCTAAACTGCCAACCGTCTTTGTCAAGGGTGGCGAAGAGCGCAAGGCTTTCTTTACTGTTCAAGCCCGTGAACTGATCGCTGCCGGCTGGGTGGAGAAAGGAACCGAAGAGGTCAAGCCTGCTCCTGTTGAAGAGCCTAAAGCTGAGGTAGAAGAGGAAAAGGTTGAAGAGAAGCCTAAGACTCGTCGTACCTACAAGAAGAAGACTGAAGAATGAACGAGGATATTCAATACTTAAAAGGTCCACGTTACATTGACGGTGTCAATATTGATGCCGACATTATTGCAGGTGAGCCAATTGTCAGCCGCCGGCAGATTAGTGATCCTGTTAACGATGGGAGTCTAGGCAAACCTACTTACGCCCCAGGATCTTTAAATAAAGACGGGAGCTCTTTATAAAAAGCGGAAGACTACTAAGAAGCGCTCAGGGAAGTAATGGCACTGCCTCTTTCTACTGCTAGGAGTATTGGCAAGTCTAGAACCAAGAAAGACAAAGTCGTCAGTGAGTTTGGCGGCAAGGCTTCTCCTGTCAGCAAAAAGACTCGTAACGGCGCTACTGATCGCCTGCGGAGGAAGAAAGGTGGCCGCTAAAGGACGTACTGCCAAATTTTACGCTTCAAATCCTGAAGCGTATAAAAAGAAACTTGCTTATGATAAAAAACGGAATGCCAAACCGGAACAGAAGAAGTACAGGGCGGAGTTAGCCCGCGAGCGTCGCGCTCGGGGCATCATGGGTAAAGGCGGCAAAGACGTAAGTCATACTGCTGATGGTAAATTTAAACTAGAAGATCCTAAAAAGAACCGTGCAAGGAATGGTCATGGCAAAAATGGTCGCCTTGCTCCTGGTAAAGGAAGTAAAAAATCTAAAAAGTAGGCAGCCTAGCCTAGTCATTTAGTGCAATGGCGGTCAGGATAACCTCTGGAGAATCAATCAGGCAGGCTATCCTTGCTGATCTGTTCTTGCGCGAAATATTTGAAAAGGTAGAAGTTAATACTTCCGGGTTAGCGCCAATCGCTTTAGGACCAAGTGTAGGAATTCTTGGCATTCCATCTATTGATGGGTTTGAAGCTACTTGGGCGCTACAAGTAATTGGGTTAACAAAAGACGAAGAGAATCAAATTATAGAGGCGTTACTTAAGAAATTTCCTGGGGCGACTGTTTCTTTAAGTAAGGGCATCTTAAACTTTCAGGTGTTTTCTCTTGTAACAGAAGAAGTCCTGCAGGCAGCAGAGCAGCAAAAGAAACTTAAAGAAGACTCAGAGCGCATCAAAGGGCTTGAAAAGGCGATTGATTATGCCAGTAGCCTTAAGAGTGGTGTTGATGGGCAGAGAGGAGAAAGAGGCGCCCAGGGCGAACGTGGAGCACGAGGTGAAATGGGTCCACCTGGACCTGCAGGACGCGATGGAAGAGATGTACTTGCTACTGATGCTGAACTAAATGACATTAAAGATGTTTATGTTCCTGACCCTAAAATTGGTCATGTATTGACATGGGATGGAGCGAATTGGGTCGCATTATTTGTACCTCAAGTTTATAAATATGCCGGCGGTGGATCACAAGATTTAGATTGCGGGGATTTTGGTCCCTAAGGAATACTAGTCTAGCCATTTTCGGTCAATGCCTACCCCTGCTAATCGTGCGAAGATTCAGCTAGTCCGGGGTAGCTATGCCAACATTTCGGCAAGCATTGCAGATTTATTAGACGGCGAACTTTGCTACGCCAAGGATCAAAATCGTTTATATATGGTAGAGGGTTCAACCCTCACTGAAATTGAAGCAGATCCAGAAGATATTGAAGGTCTGATTGCCAGTATTATCGTTGGCGGCACTGGTATTACATCAACCCATGCCGATGGAAGCGATACTGTAACGTTAAATCTTGACAATACTGCTGTAACTGCCGGCAGTTATGGAACTGCTAGTGCAATTCCTAGTTTTACTGTTGATGCACAAGGACGCATTACCGCCGCTAGCCAAAACGCAATCAATACAGATGTTGTTTTAATTGAAGTCCATAACCAGACTGGTTCTGACATCAACAAAGGTGATGCTGTTTATGTAAGCGGAACCCACTCCTCTGGAAAGCCTACTGTTGATCTAGCTGATAATGATGGCAGTAGTACTTATCCAGCAATTGGTCTTGTTTATGAAACAATTACGAGCGGCAGTGATGGTTTTGTTATCATCAGTGGCTTATTAACGGAAATTCCAACTAGTACTCTTGGCAATGCTGGCGATCCTTTATATGTTGATTCTACTCCTGGTGATTTAACAACAACTAGGCCAACTGCGTCAACTGAAAAAGTACAAAAAGTTGGTTTAATTACAAGGGCTCATGCATCAAACGGCACCATTCTTATTATTGGTGCTGGTCGTACTAACGATGTCAATAATGAGATTACTGCACTTACCGGTGTTGCACTAAATGAGTCTAATCTTGGCACTTTTACTGGCAGCATTATTTCAGATAATGTAAGTATTAAAACAGCACTCCAGGAACTTGAGACAGAAGCTGAGACTGCTATTGTTGATGCTGATATTTCTGCTACTGCTGAAATCGCCGTAAGTAAATTAGCTAACGGAACTGCTAATCAAGTACTTGTTACTGACGGCACAGATGTAAGCTGGTCTGATGACTTAGTTATTGCCGGCAACCTGACAGTTCAAGGTACGACTACAACTGTTGAATCCACAACAGTAACTGTTGATGATAAGAATATTGAACTAGGAAGTGTTGCAACCCCAACGGACGTTACTGCTGACGGCGGTGGTATTACGCTGAAAGGTGCTACTGATAAAACAATCAATTGGATTGATGCAACTGATGCGTGGACATTTAGCGAACATGTTGATATTGCGTCTGCCAAGGAGTACAGAATGAATGGAACTGCTGTTCTTGCTTATGACGGTGCAGATCGCATCCTTGATAATGTCATCGTTGATGGCGGCACATATTGATCGGTAACCTAGTTCGCCGTTATATAACGGTGTACCGGCCTATATAGGCACACAAGGGAGCCACATGGCTAACACGATTAAGCTGCGGAGATCAGCTACAGCTGGTTCTGTGCCAACTACGGCTCAACTCGCATTAGGTGAGTTAGCAATGAACACTGCCGATGGCAAGTTGTTCATGAAGACTGATGTTGGCGGCACCGAAAGCATTGTAGAGATTGGAAGTGGCGGTGGTTCAATTACGATTGCCAACGCTCCTCCAGCGCCGGTAGATTCCGATCCTGGTGATATTTACTGGGATGAAGATGATGGTAGTGCTTATATTTACTATGACGATGGCACTGGTGATCCGCAGTGGGTTCCTTTAACTCCTTTAGCAGAGACACTGATCCCAGGTGCTAATGCATTTAAGTTTGATGATATCAGCGGAACCTTTAATGGTGTTTTAACTGATTTTACTATTAATATTAATAGTGTTGCTCATCAACCTGCGTATGAAAACGCCACGCTAATTTCATTAGGTGGTGTTATTCAACAACCCGGCACTGACTATACTATTAGTGGTAGTACTTTAACATTTACTACTGCTCCTGCCGCCGGATTGGATTTCTTTGGCATTGACCTTGCATCACCTGTTCCGATTGGAGTTCCTAGTGATGGAACAATTACACCCTCAATGCTGGAGGATGACTTCTCAGCGGCGACTG